AAGAAATCTATCTATCAGTACCTTCCCTTCCTTTGAACCTCCTCCAACTACTTGTCCTATCTTAGCAGGACCTGCACCATACATAAAAGCATATATAAATGTCTTAGCTTGGTCTCTATCTGTAAGACCTGCCATCTTCATATTATGTGTATGTATGTCGCCATTTAGTAGGGTCTCGGTAAACTTATTATCATTCATTAAATGAGCAAGACATCTTAGTTCTAGTCCACTAGCATCTGTACCCACTACAGAATGAGTTGTTGTATTACCTACTGTCCAACAGTCTCTACATTCCTTACCATAAGGAGACCTTACAGCAGGTATCTGAGCCATATTAGGACTGTTGTGTGCCATTCTACCTGTTACAGTTTTTAATGTCATTACTCTACCATGCACTCGACCAGTTTTATCGTTAAATAATTTTATCCATGACTTGATTTGTGCAACACGTTTTTGTAATAAGAAAAATCTTAAAAACTTTTTAGCTTGTGGCATATCTATAGTAGCTAATACTTCTTCATTAATAATTACATTACCTTTGTCTGTATATTTCTTAGGCTTCCAACCAATATTCATAAGTCTATCAGCTATCTGCTGTCGTGAACCTATATTAAAAGGTATGTGTTTAGTCTTTGTCTTTAGTTCTACTTTTGTAGGCTCAAATTCTTTTAATGACCAAGCTTCTAACTCTTGAGCTTCGTCTGATAGTTGACCAAGTAATAGCATAGCTTTTTCTATATCTAATGCAAAGCCATTCTTTTCTTGTTGGTCAATGATAACTCTAACCTGATGTTCTAAATCAATAGAAGACCTAGAAAAACCTTTGCCTTCTTTCTTAAGATAGTCATATAGCTTATGTGTTATATCTACATCTTGCATACAGTATCTTTTTAATTCTTCTGTGTACTTTCCAAACGATTCTATATCACCTTTAGGAAACTTAAACCTGTCTCCCCAAGCACGTAGTCCATGACCACCATCTCTTATTGGATTAAATAATTGTGATAGTATTAATGTATCTAATACCTGTGATGGTTTAATAGACGTGCCTAGTAATCTATTCATTACAGGTGCATCAAATGATAAGCCATTGTGCATAATGTATTGGTCAATATCTTTAGACCAATTCTTAAACACATGCATATTGCTTGGGTCAAATACTGTAGATACATTTGTCTCAATATCTTTAGCAACAATACAGTTTACTACTTTAGCATCTATCTGGTCTGTTTCTATATCAAGCACTACTTTCAAAATCTATCTCCCTTTGTTTGTCATTCTCTTGTTCTTCTTTTGGTAAATATACTAGATGAAAAGCACCACAGTTAGGACAAGTTAAATTTGTTACCATACTATAGCCTTCTTCATCTTCAGTATCATGGTCTCCTCCCCATGTTAATTCTGTATCACAATGCCAACACTTCATTAGAATGGTACCTCCTCATTATTACTATTATTATAATCTGCTTCAAAGGGATTGTCAACCTCTGTTAATCTACCTGTATCTTTATTATAATGTAAGTGAGATGTTACACCTGTTTCACCTGTGTATCTATTCTTTAATATACGTATAACTGTAGTATTAGCTTCATCTCCTTCTGCTTGTTGATTTCTTTCTAGTCCTATTACACTATCAGATAAGTGAGCAATAGACGCAGAACCTCTGAGATGTGACAATGTAATCTCCTTACCATTCTCATGTCCAGAGTCACCTGCAGGTCTACGTAAGTGAGATACAAGTAATAAACCTATACCTGTTTGTTCTACAAGTGAACGTAGCTTAGTCATCAATACATCAATAGACTTTCTTTCGTCTCCTTCTTCCTGACCTGACACAAGGATAGATAAATGGTCTATAAATATCCACTTACATTCTAATGCTTGTGCCATGTACCTAACTCTAGCAAGTATCTCGTCATTACTAATAGAACCAAAGTGGTCAAAGGCAAAGAACCTACCTGTATCTATAGTATCTTTTTGCCACTTGTCTAATTGTTCTTGTGTATAGTTCTTTCTTATTTCTTTTATATACAATCTAGCATTAGCTTCAACAGACATAATATTAAATGCTGTATTCTTAACACTCTCTTCTAATGCTAGTATGCCTATGTTATGATTCGTATTCTTAAACAAATGATACATAAGCTCTCTCATAATAGAGGACTTACCCATACCTGCACCACTTGTAAATGTTATTAGTTCTCCTGTTCTCATTCCATAAGTTTTCTCGTTCATCTTACTCCAAGGAAACAAACATGTCTCACAGTATTCCTCAGTAAATAATGAAGAACCTAACTGTTGTAGGTTCATAATCCCTGCAGGAGTATAAGGTTGTGCTGACCACCAGGCTTGGTTAAAGGCTTGGCTTTTACCCATCTTTAGGTATTCGTTAGCATCCTTATACTCCAGAGAGACCACCTTGCACTTGTTCGGAGAAAACAATTGAGCAACTTGGTTGGAAGCTTTCCTTCCTTGTTCATCCATATCAAAACATATTACAATATTCTCAAAGCTATCGAGATATTCAAAGGCAGATTTACAATCTCGTAAAGCTCCCCCTGCTCCTGTCTTGATAGAAACAGATGCCCACTTACTACCCATCAACTGATAGGCAGACATAGCATCTACTTCTCCTTCTGTAATAGTAACATACTTACCACCAGAAGGAAATAAATTCTGTCCAAATAATATAGCATCTTGTATAGAACCTTCAGTCCACATTTGTTTTGTAGATGTGTTTCTTACTTTGTTAGCTACATGGTTTCCATTCATATCAAAGTATTCATAGATATGTTTTGTTGTTACTGTACCATCTTTAGTAATCTTTGTCTTGTATTTTTCTGCAGTATCTTTTGTTATCTTTCTTTCTATTATGTCTGCGTACATACCTTCTTTACTTAAAGGCTTTGCTTCTACCACAGGCATAGGTGTTACTGTGTTCATATCTTTTTCCTCTCCAAATCTAGTGTTACAAGAAAAGCAATAGCTGTGTCCTTTTGAGTGTTGTACTTTAGCATCACTCGAACCACACTTAGGACAAGCCCCTCTGTCTAGCCATTTACTTGAATGCATGTTATATCCTAATCGTTATCGTTTAATTTACTTTCATATAAACTTTCAGCTAAGTCAATGTGTTCTGACATTACAGTATCAGTATCATGTTTAGCTAATCGTTTAGCTTCTGATTCTTCAAAGCCTTCGCTTTTATATTCTCTATAGTATTTCTTGAATAAAGTTTTTTGTTCTTTATCCCATAAGTTTTTAGCCATTAGTTTTCTCCTTTTTTAAAGTGTAATGCATCTGGATTTTCAACCCAACCTACAAATTCTTTATCTGTTTTTAGTTTATAATTTTCTTCTGTTAATTCCTTAACTCTAATCATTAATGTTTTATTTTGTTTTTGTAGTTCATATATATTTCTTTTATATACTTTTTCTAAATCTTTATTCATATTATAACCTCATTAGTAAATATGCTATTAGTATTATAAACATTCCTATTATTAATCCTAAACAAAAAGCATGTATTAAACCTAACTCTATCATTGAACACTCATTAGTATCATATTATCTTCTATTAAAGGTAATATAGGTAATGCATTATTCTTATATAAATTATGTAAGAAATCTTCTGCTTCATTACCTGTCTTAAAATATCTTATCTTACCATACTCTTGGTATATGTCAGGTAAAACTTCTTCATGAGGAATATACAAAGCTAATACATACATCATTCATTCCAATATTTTTCTATAAAGTATACATTATATGCCCAAGATATATCTTTATTTCTTTCTATCATAGTAGTATAAATCTCATAGTTAGTTAAGTTGTAGTTCTCTGTTAAATAATTATAATACATAATAGCATCATTATAATTTGTTGTCAAGTCCTTCTTAATCATGATGTAAATATCCAACACACAGTCCAACATACGCAGAACCATATAAAGCACATCATAAAACCTATGCCTATTAGAACCCAATTAGTCCATAGAAATCCTAGAAAGTCTTGAGTTTGTTTCTCAACTTTTCTGTTTAAGTCTTTGTTTTTATTCTTCATTCTTTATCTCCTCTAACTCTTCTAAATAAAAAGGTGTTAAATAATTTTCTATCTTAGTTATCTGGTCTTGTATATGTTCTAAATCTTTTTTAGATACATCATTAGGTTCATCTAAACAAGATGCTATAGATATACTAGCTTCTCTTACTGCTGTTAATATTTTTCTACTCATACATTTACCTCCCATAATTCTATATCTAACTGATATGCTATAGCTAATCTTAATTCTGTATAGCAGTCATCACATAATAGAAGGTCAGTTACAGATGTATAACTCATATTTTCTGATGGAGAATCTTGAATATTTCCACATTTATCACATTTAGTTTTACTCATCTTTATCTCCTGATATAGAACCTATCTGTCCTTTGAAAGGTAACACCTTTGCACTAGGTCTAGTTTCTTCTATTAGATTTAAGTCTGCATCAAACTCTATGTCTGGTGGAAACATAAACTCTTCTAGTTCTGTATACCCACCTATCTGTAGAAAAATTTGTGGTACAGTCTTATGTCCTGCTTCTCTAAATCTTTTTATCTTAGGCAAGTTATCTAGTAATCTTTCTTCGTATACTTCTCCTGCTTCATCTAATAACTCTTTAGCTTTCTTGCAGAAGGCACAGTTCTTTTGTGTATATATAATATATTTAATCATCTTCTAAGTCCTCCTGTCCTTCTGTTATCTCTGAACTTCCATCACCCCATTCATTACCATGATAGGTAACGTGTACAATAGTACCATCACCTAATGGAATTTT